TCGTCTTCCACTTCTTCCTCGCCGTTTTCGTCCTCGCCGTTTTCGTCTTCGTCCTCGCCGCCGCCGTCGTCGTCGTCCCCCGGCTTGCCTTTGTCGACGGCTTCGACGAGCGCCTTCGCATAAGCGTCATAATCGCCGTTGTATTGCGTCGGATCAATGAACGTCGACGCCTCGAAAGCCGCCTTGGTTTTGTCAGGGTCCTTGCCGAACCACGGCGCGATTTTGACGACCGCCTTTTTGGCGTCTTCATAATTCCATTGCTTGGGAGTTTGCGTAGCTGGGGCTGACATACCTTTCAGCTTGGCAATGTCGTCGGAAATCTCGCGGACCCGGTTGGCGTCGCCAAGCGTGACCGCTGTCTCAAGTTCGCGGTCCATTGTTTGGATAGTGCGCTTAAGCAGAAATTCGTTGAAGGTTTCCATCGTCTTCCGCCTTTAAGAGGGCTTCGGCCTGCGCCATTTCGGACGGCTTGATGATACCGTAAATGTCGCTGTTCGCATTCAGGTAGCGCACGCCGCCGATCGCGCCGACTTTGCCGTCGGGCTGCAGCATCGTCCCGGCGAAGGGACGAAAGATGACCCAGTCGCCGACCGAAACGTCATGGCGCTTCGTTTCGCCGTTCATTTGGTAGCAAAAGGCGATCGGCCCCATGGCGAGGATTTTGCCGGCGACGACGTTGTGTTGCGCCACGTCCCGCCACATATCGGGAAGCTGTATCGAGCCGACCCGCGCCGGCGGCTGTGGGACGCGGATCACAAGCTTGTCGCCGATGCAATCGACTTTTTCGTGCGGGATCGAAAACGAGTGTTGCAGGTTGCTCATTCGTCCTCCGTCGGCAAACCAAGAAAACGTGCGAGCGCGTCAGGGTCATTGAACAGAGCCACTTGATGGCTGAGTTCCTTCGCCCGCGCCTGCGCCGTTACTTGTTCCTGCTCCGTTTGGTAATTGCCCTGGACCCATTTGTTGGCCAAGTCCCCTAAAGCTTGCGCTAGTCGGCCCGCGAGCGCCGCTGTTACCGGGCTTTTGCTCCATTCCCTGATTTGCCCCAGCGTCACCGGGTTGAACCTCTCCATTCCCATTTGGCTGCGCTCCCTGCTTGCCTTGCTGATCGCCCGCCGTCGTCGCCAGCGATGGATTTAGCTGATCGGCGCCGGCTTCGAACTGTTGAAGCTGCGCCGCCATCGCCTGCGCATTGTTGACGACTTGCTGTAGGAATTGCATCGCCTGGGCATAGTTCTTGGCGATGACGCTTTGATCGAGCGCCGCCTTGGTTTTGTTGCGCTCAAGATCGACGTGGGTCTTCGCCTGTTCCGCCGGCGTCAGTTGCGGCGGCGGCGGTTGCGTGATCAGCTTTTGCGGCTCGGGGACGCGCATAAGCTGGTGCATCCGCAGCCGTAGCTCCATCGGGTTCGTCATCGGGTCTTCAATGAACTTCGCATAGTAGGCGACCATGGCGTCGCGAACGAGTTCGGTCGAAATCGCCGGGTCCGCCGTCAAGGCAACGCTTCCCGTCGTCGCCATTTCGATTTCAGGCGGGATCAGGCCGAAGTCCGAATAAAGTAGGATGCAGTTGCGAATGTCCGCCGTCATCGCGGTATGAAAGCGTCGATAGATTGCAGTATGGACAAGCGCGTCGTTTTGCATGATCCCCGACGCCATCGTCGCGGTCATGCTCGCCGGCGCTTCGGTCAAGAGATTGATTCCGCCGGTCGCCCGGTCCGACAGCTTCAAAAGCAGGTCCAGCGTTTGCGGGACTGCCGGCGGAATGCCCGGCTGCGCCAGCGGCGTGAAAACGTCGCCGATCGGGCGGCCGTCGCTGCCGGGAAGGACGTTCACTTTGTTACGATGCAGCGTGAGAGTTTCCGGCAGGCCGTAGCCAAGTCCGGTCGCGACGCCGGCGTCTTCGGAAGCCTTTTTCACAAGGTCCAAGAACAGCGCCAGCATGTCGCCGGTCGCCTTTTCGTATCTATCGAGCGCCCAGCCGTAGCCCAGCGAGTGAAACTTGCCGTCAGGATCGGGGAGGAACTTATACGGCGTAAAATGCTGATGGGCGCGGAACGACAGAAACTTGTCGCTTTGGATGATCCCGGCGGCGGACCATCGTGGATAGATCGCAAGAATGTATTGGTTTTCGCAGCAAATCGTCACGATCCAAGGTTCTTCGATCCCGTCATCGTCGAAGTCCAGCCAACAATGGAGTTCGTAAAAGTCGTGAAGTCCCTGCGGGTCAATGTCGTCGTCCAGTTCGGGATCGAGCCATTGGCCCGACGCGACCATCTGTGTGACTTCGTAAGAGAACTTTTGCAGCCGATCGGTTATCCGCGGCGCTTTGTCGACGTTGGCGGCGTCGGGCGAAATGATGACGCAATCGAAGGGACGAAAGTTGCTTTCGAAATACTGTCGCGTGCGATCCATCGTCCGCTTGCGCCACGCCATGCCGGTCGCCGCGGCGTGAAGCGTGATCAGGTCAGTGTCACTCATCCAATTCTGATCGACGTTGCGAAGCTGATTGGAAATCCAGTCGGCGAGTTGCTTCGACGCCGGGTTTGTATCGGTCGGCTTGACGAAATCGGCTTCGCCGATCAGGGCGTCGACGGCGCGGCCGTTGAACTGCGTCACGGCTTGAAGGACCAAACCTAGCGACGGCGAGCGCGCGTCTTCGTTCGCTGCGGCCATTTCGCCGGTTTTACTATCCCACCTTGTATTTTCCTTGAAGTCGTCAAGATAGCGTCGCGCTTCATTTTGCCACTTGGCCTGATCGGCTTCGTCAAGTTGGATCAGGGCGATCAGTTCGCCGCCCAGCGCAAGGCGCTCGCCGTCCTCTAAGTCTTCGGCAAGATTGCCAAATTTGTCGGGCTCGGTCAGCTTCAAGTCGAAGCTTGGCAGGGTCAACCGCATGGCTTTTTGTATTCCCCTGTTACAACGCCCGCAATTACTTTACCGCATTTCCCGTATTTGCTAAGGTCTTGAGCGCTTTAGGGGGCCGCCCTAAGAATTGCGGCCGGCAAGAGGGGCTTACCGCAATGCAGGTCATCGATCGTTCGACCCACGCCAGCGAATATTGGCCCGGCATCCGCGCCATTTTCGGCGAGTATGAAAATCTGGACGCCGTTTACAAGGGCTTCTATGGGACCGAAACATCGGAAAAGGCCTTTGAAGAGTTTCTGACGGAGCGCGCCGGGCTGGGGCTCGCTTATCAGCAACCCGAACTCGCGCCGGTCAATTTCGACATGACTTCGGACGGCGCCCGGCAGCAAGTCACCCATTGCGCCTACGGGCTCGCCGTCGCGATTTCCCGCGAAGCGAAGGACGACAACCTTTACGAAGACGTGTCGGCGCGGCTTGCGCGCGAACTGAATTTGGCGGCCCGGCGAACGGAGGAATACATCGCGCACGCGCCATTGCAATTGGCGTTCGACACGGTGCTTGGAAACCGCTTCGACGGCGTCCCGCTCATTTCATCGGCTCACCCGACGCCGGCGGGCCTCATGGACAATACGCTTGTCGCCCAGGATATTTCCGAACTCTTTTTCGAAGACGCCGTCATCCGCATTTCCTACATGCGCAATCCGCGCGGCCACATTATCAACGCCCGGTTGAAGCGGGTCATTATCTCGCCGGAAAGCGGCCCCGAATGCCGGCGTATTCTCGGCTCGCCGCTGCAGCCAAATTCGCAGTCGAACAATATCAACGTGCTTCGCGTCACCGGCGCGATCCCCGAAGTCCTTGAAACGCCGTTCCTGATCGACAAGGATGCGACGTTCATGCAAACGTCCGAACAGGACACGCCCATGGCCGGCCTGACATGGTTCGAACGGTCCGGCTATGAAGTCCGCGAAGACAGCAATTGGAGCAATCAGGCTTCGCTTCTGGCCATGTGGTTCCGCGGATCGACCGCCTGCCCTGACTGGCGCGCGATTTACGCTTCGCCGGGGTCTGGCGCGTAGTCCTCAACGCCTGCGCACCCACGCCCGGCAAAGAGAACGGCCGCCTTAGCGGGCGGCCGTTGCTTGACTGTAATACGAAAGTCGGGCATTTTTCCCGTTCACTCAACGGGAGCCTGAACCCCTATGTATAGCCTTGTCAGCCCAAAGCCTGCCCAGCAAGTTTTCATCACAAATGATCCGAAGACGATCGAAAGTATTCCGTTCGATCCGACCCCCGTTTTTCGCGGCGGCAACGATGCGATCGTCCGCAAGTCCTGGGCGACCGCCGACGATGAAATGCTCTATTTCGCCCAGCAATGGGGCCTGCCGGTCGGCGGTCCGAAGAACCGCGCGAAAATCCGCCGCTTCGCGCTCGGCATGAAGATCGCCGGCATCGTCCGCGACTTCTTTTTCGGCGATCTGCTTGTCGCCCGATATGAAAAGCAAAAGGCTGCGCAGCGGCGCAAGCAGTCGATTGAACTCCTGCGGCTGCGCCGTGCTATAGAAACCGTCAACGGCTGTCGACCGGATTTAGGCTAATGCGCGACTTGCGAAAAAGCTGGGTCCGAACGGATGGGTCCCGCCGGCTCAACAATCCGGCGGCGCTTACCAAAAAGCCGGATTTAAAGCAGTTCGAAGTTTGGGGCGCCTGTCCGCGCTGCGCCTTTCGCGTCGCTCAAAAATCGCTCAAACTTGAGAAAATGACCGGGCTCAAAGTCTGCCCGGCGTGCTGGGACCCGTATCACCCGTCGCTTGACTTTCAAGTCAAGGCGGATCGGTCGATCGAACCGCCGGCCTATCCATTGCCGCCACGCTGGGGCGGCGTCACAGCCGGGCCGAAGGACCCTTGGGACGTTGGCTATCCGCCTTCGTTGCGGCATAGCTATGGCGGCGCGGTCGACATGCTGTCGCGCACGAATTTCTACACGCCGAACAAAACGAATGCGCTCTATCCGAACGCCTTCGGTTTGCGCGATCGGCAGTTGACCGACACGCGGTTTGTTGCCGACGCGCCGCGGCCGATCGGCTATGACGGCGTCTTTATCCCGTCCGGCGTGTCGGCCGACCGGGTTAATGTCCCGCCGGCGACGCCGAATGTCGATATGCAAAATCTGGCGGCCGGCATCCATGAACACGCGCCGAAAGTAGGGGAAAGCTGATGACCGTAGCGGTCGGCGACACAGTCACGGCGTCATTGAAGCTTTTTGGCATCATTGACGTGAGCGAAACCCCGACGACAAACGAAATGGCCGACGGCATTCTGGCGCTGAATAAGCTACTACGTTCGGAACATCAGGACGGCGCGAGCCAGTATCTCATTTCGCGGGTCAACTTCACGCTGCGCATGGGTCAGCAATCTTTCACGGTCGGGACGGCGAAACAGACCTATGACGTTCAGGTAGACGCCTGCGACGTGCGCCGGATCGACGCTATGGACATGGGCCAGTATATCCGCCGGGCGGTCAATTTCGCGCCGATGTATGACGTGACCCGCACGACCTATCCAGGGCTTGTCACGAAAGCCCATCAAGAGCGGCAGGCCGATAATTCGATCCTTGTCACGGTCTGGCAGGTCCCGCGCGCCGACACGCCGCTTTTGATCGAACTCGGCGGCCGTATTCCTGCGGTCACAAAACAGTCCGACGTGCTTCCGCTCCCCGATGACGCCGTCGACGCCGTCGAACACTTGCTCGGCAAGCGCCTGATGGGCGGATATGGGCGAAACCCCCAGGCGGTCGCCGTCCAGCTACAGCGCGCCGATCTGCTTGAACAGCAATGGTTAAGCTACGCCAGGGGCCGACAATGGATCAGGCTGCAGCGGGAATAACATGGCGGTCCTGAATATTCTCAGCGCCTTCGCTGATCCGAACGGCCTCGATAACCGCGGCGCGACGCTGATCAACGTCCGTGCGATCCCGCGTGATCAGAAAGAGGGGCGCGCCGGCCTCGTTCGCTTGGTCGGAACGCCCGGCCTGACGACGGTCTGCCAGCCGGACAACTATCGCGTGATAGCGATCGGCGCGGCCGAAGGAACTTATTGGAGCGTTTCGGCCGGCGGGTCGGTCTACCGCGACGTTCACACAGGCTCGCCGCTCAACGCCGGCAATCTCGCCGAACCGACTTCGCTTGTCCGGCTCGCCGAAGACATTACCGGGCTCGCCATCGCTGACGATCGCGGGATCGGCGCCGTCGCGACGCTCGATAAAGGCGTCACAGTCTATTCACCGGGCAATTGGATCAATCCAGGGATCGATCAGGGCGGCAGCGGCGTTGCGGCGTCGTTTTCGCCGACGACGGTCTGCGAACTCGACAACATCACGATTTGGGGCGGGCTCGCGCCGCAGGGCGGAACGGCGATCGGCCAGCAAATGTATCGATCCCTGGCGCTCGCGCCGGCGTCGGTTGACGCCGAATGGTTCGCCTCGAAAGAGGCGCGGGCCGACCCGCTGATCGATCTTCTGACCGTCGACCGCTTCATGTGGTGCTTCGGCAAGCGGTCGATCGAACACTTCTACGATTTTGGCCAGGGCGTGAATTTCCCCTTCTCGCCATTCCCGAACTCCATGCTGGACGTTGGCTTGGCGGCCCGGCCGACCCTCGCCTATTGCCAATCCAACCTATGGTTCGTCGGGACTGATCGCCGGGTCTGGCAGGGCGCCGGGCAGCAAGCGCAGCCGGTTTCCGCGGCCTGGGTCGACCTGCTCTTGCAGGAAACCGACCTGTCGACGTTGTTCGGCTACGCCTACGCCATTGGCGGCGATATGTTTTACGTGCTGACTTCCGATCAGAACTGGACGATCGAATACGCGACCGGATCGAAGCTTTGGAACTACCGCCAGACGCCCGGCCGTAACGATCATGTCGGCCGCTGCGCTTTCCAGACCGAAGGCGGGCTTGTCCTGATCGGCTGCGCTGACGGGACGATCTGCCGGCCTGATCTGACGAACGCGAGCGAACCCGCCGGACCCATCATGCGGACGATCATCAGTCAGGTCTTCGGCGAAGAGGAAACCCGTCACGTCGTCGACCAGATCGATGTGACGAGTTCGCTGACATTTTCAAAGGCCGGATCGTATCAACTCGACTGGACGCCTGACGGCGGCAATAGCTGGAAAGGCCTGCGGACGGTCCCGTTTCCGCTCGATACGGTAGCCCATCGGCGCTCCGTTTCGCGCCGCCTGGGGACTGCCCGGCGCCGACAATTCCGGCTGCGCTACAGCGGCCCGGCCGCGCCTTTTCAGATCGACGAATTTTACATGCCGAAGACCGAAGGGGCGTAAATGGCTGGGCAACAGCTTGCGAGCAAGGTCCCGCCCCCGCCGCCGCTCGCTGGAAATCCCGCTTTCAATCGTTGGCTTTTGACGCTGACGAGTATCCTGAATGACAAGGGGCAAATTCCCGAAAGCGCGATCCCGCCGTCGGGCGTGACGAGCGGCGGCTATGGATCGACGACGGCTTATCCGACCCTGACCGTCGACGCCGACGGCCGGATCACGGCGAGCGCTGAAGTCCACTCCCTGGCGGCTTGGCCTGAGTTCGCCTCTACTTTGGCCGCTCAAGGGGCTCAGGCGCTCCCTGGCGGCCTTCAATTGCGCTGGGGCTCTTACAGCCTGCCGACCGGAAATGGCGACGCGCTGACCCTCCCTATTGTGTTCTCGACCGGCGCGCTCGCTGCGGTCGCCTGCGCCAAAGGCGAGGCGCTTGCTGTCGGCGTCGACATAACCGGACCAAATCAACTGAGATTTTGGGCGATCGAACCCTTCGTCAAAATCCTGGCGCACGCTTTGGCGGTCACAGTCAGCGGGACGACGTTCAAAGGCGATAACGACGCCGACCTGACGCTGACGCCGGCCTTTACACCGGCGGACGTTTTTTGGATGGCGATCGGCAAGTGACCCGTCAGCGTCCAGTTCAACATTTTGGGGAATGTCCTTCGGCCGACGGGTCCGGTTCGGGACTTCTGTCCTTAGACCGCTATCTTAGACAGCTTTGCAACGATCGCGAAAGCTTCGTCGACGGCCGCGGCGACGCCGGCGACATTACGGGCAATTCGATAAAGGCCGCCGTTCGCTTCCCATGCAGTTTGAAAACCCTTTTGGTCTTTCGACTGTATCCCGGCGGCGTTCTTGAGTTCGATCGCCACGGCGACGCCATGGATCAGCAAAATGAAGTCGGCGACGCCGGGCCTGACGCCAAGCGCCTTAAGGCGGATCGCGTCGGTCAGCCGCCGCCGTTTTCCGTTCGGGACGTGAAACCACACGATCGGCAGGTTGCGCAGGTAATTGACCGTCTCGACCTGCAGCTTGTCCTCTGTCTGAAAGTCCAAGGGTGAACCTCCGCACCTTGTCGTTTGCAAGTTCAAGCGCGTTGACGAGCGCGGCGATTTCCATACCGCGCTTGACCCTGGCTTCCGGCGTCGCGGCCGGTTCGGTCAGCAACAAGGCGTCGATCCTGGCGCAAAAGTTCTTGACGTTGCCCGATAGCTCGGTCAGCGCCTTGCGATACTTCGACGCCTCTTTGTTAAACGGGAATGCCACGGCGCTTCGCGATCTTTTTGATCCGCGGATCAACATACGCTTCGACGGCCTGGACGACTAGATCGGACCGCGAACCGAACTCGCCTATGTCATCGTTGCGCAGGACGTAGCCGATCGAATTGACCAATTCCTTCGGCATTCGAACCGTGACGATCGTCATCGGGCCTGACAGAAAATGCGACGGCCGGCCTTTTCCCGGCGCAGTTTTCTTCGGCTTTTCCGGCCGAAACGGCTCCATTGCGGGCATTTGGCTAATCCTCGTTTTCAGCCTGCCCTTTAACACACGCATACAAAAGTCGTCAAGTTTTGAACGGCTTGAAGGGAGGCATGAACGGGATCATGGGCTGCAACTGGACGCTGACGACCGGAACCGGCGGCGCGAACATGATGGCGTCAAGAATGACGAAGCTACCTACCGATTTGGCCGCACGGCTCGCCGTGAGATTGCCAAGCAAATCTGCGACAGTCCCGTTGCCATACCCACTTGTCACAATCCAGCGATCGATCGCAAATTCTATCGCAGCTTTCGTTGTTAAAAAGGCTCCCGTCATAAGTTCGTTCGTATGATTGCCGCCCAAGTATTTCGCGATCATGTTGCGCGTCGCGTTTGTCACTTCCAGGCGCGTCAGTTCTTTGACATTGCTCGGATCGGCGACCGGGCTTGTGCAAGCCATGAAGGACGCGCCGAGTTCAAGCGCCGTCGGCGCTAATGTCCGAACACTTTGCGCCGTGATATTCGACCAAACAAGCTTGTTGTCGACAATATCGAATTGTTGCGGCAATGGCCGCGGCGCGCCACGCAACTTGCTCCACGACACTTTGCCGCGGTCGACCGAAAGCGAAAAATCTACTGCGCCGTCCTTGCTTCCCGCTCCGCGCGATTGCCGATGCTCCGGATCGCGGTCGCGCTCGCTTTTCGATTGATGCGCGATCGGCAGCACGGCCATTTGATACGATCGCATGATGCGGCGAAGCAAATTAAACAGCCGGATACTTTCATCGTTATCGTTTTCTTTAATGATCAGTTCGCTGCTCGCCAGCGTATCGAGAACCAAAAGCACGCAACGGCGACCCTCTAAGCGGAGTTCTTCGATCGCCTTGACGACCATCAGCAAGCTATCCGCGCCGCCGCCGTTCGCTTCATAGTCGGGAAAAACGATCAGCTTGTGCGCCGCGATCTTGTTTAGCTCGCCGTCAGGCCCGTAAAGAGCGTCCAAGCGCACATGGACGCCAGCCCAGTCTTCGAAGCTGGCATAAAGGACATACTCGTTGTCGGCGATCGGCTTCACGTCGACGCCGCAGAAATTCCCGCCGACGGTCAGGCAATGGATTAAATTCAAGGCGACGAAAGTCTTTCCCTCATGGGTCTGGCCGTGGATCAGGCCAAGCAATCGCGGAATTTTGCCTTCGACAAGCCAATTGACCGGCGGACAGGCTAGCTCCCAGTAGGGGACACGATACCAGGGCTGGCGCGCTGTCTGCGCCGGCTCGATAGTCTTGAGCGCAGCCGTTTGGCAAAGCCGCTCGATTGCAGCGAACGGACCTTCGTCGGCGTTGATGATCGGCGGAAGTATCTCGCCGGTCAGGGCGCGAGCCTTGACCTGTTCGATTAAGGCGTCGTTCTGGATTGTCCGATTGATCCCGCGGTAAGCATTCGCCGGGTCATGCCCCTTGTCGATCATTTCGCCGACTTGTTCAGCCCAAGCCGTCGTCCCTGGATTAAGATTTTCGAAATGCAGCCGCCGGACGGCGTCGACGTAAGTATCTTGCTTCGGCGAAGACGATCGACGATCGCCGGCTGCGCCAATTTCGTCCATCTGATCGTCGCGAAGGACGCCGACGTTGCAGAGCGCCGCCGCCTTGTGAATTTCCTTGATCACTTCGTCATGGCTGAAAGGCGGGATTGCTTCGACCCGCTCGACAACTGCGGCGGCGACAGCGTCCTGCTTTTCAAGCGCAATGTCGAAGTGAAGGCCGCGCGGCTCGCTTGGCTCGCCAACCGGCCTCATGCTCAATTCCGGCAGGGCGGCGCGCTCGGCGCGGTTAGCGGCCGGACGCCACGCCGCCACTTCGGCG